GCAAGAGTATTACCTGACAAACACATTGTCAAAATGCCTTTAGAGACATGTCAAATGTTATCAATGGTTTATTCCAAATGGTACTTTGATTGGGGTCAATTAACTAAGAAGGATGGAACACCCTATAAAACAGAGAAGGGCGCCTTCAAGGGTCATCCCTGTACCGCCTGGGCAGCAGAAAACATATACAACACTGCATGGTTGATTGCACATGGGTTTGGATTAGCTAATGAATATACAGAAAGATACGATAAAATACATACATGTGAAGAACCATTGTTAGAAGCAGAAGAAATATTCTATGAAAAAACTGGACAACTTCCAAATGATTGTTATCATAAAGCAGTAAGATTTCCTCGTGCTATGCCTGAGGAATGGAAGTTTGATGATAGTATAGACACCTTTGTTGCATACAAAAGATACATTGCATCAAAGACATGGGCTGCAACTAACTATCTTCGCATACCTGATCGCAAACCAGAGTGGATACAAAATGGATAAAAAAATAAAAGACTTTATTGAGAAATGGAAAAGACGTTTGAGATTTCCTAAACTACCACCACCAAAAGCCTGCCCTGCATAAAATGAAATTAACAAAAGAAATTATTGATCAGATACAAGAAGCAATGCTTCACACCAAAAAGAATGGTGATATTAATTGGGAAGACGGAGATGACATTGAAGTCAATCTTGCAGGGACATTTGCCGCTGATAAATTTATTGTTATAATCAATAGAACAAAGAGTAGCACAACAAAAAGATGAAGGAATTTGATTATGAACTCGATTACAAAACCCTTGATTTTACAGATGAAGAAACTCGCAAACTTTATCGTATTGGAAGGGGAGAACAAGGAGTACTATTGGTTAGGCCTTATACTAACGATATATGTACTTATTGGAAATTTAGAACCCCAGAGATTGCAGTAGAATCCTCTAACCATATCTTCGGCATGTATCTTGACTACCGTGATGAAGAAGATTTCATCGGTATGGATATGTGTCGTAAATTTTTAGAGATGGGATTTACCCGATCAAGGCGTTACGCTAACCATCACACAGGAAAGAAATATGATGATGAAGGCAATGTAAGACCCCAAGAACCAGATCATGCTACTTGTGATTATGCTAAGTCTGCAAAAGTATTTAAGAAAGTTAGGGACGTTGTTGCTAAAAGTGACACCTATGTTAAAATGAGAAAACAGTGGAGATCGAATGAGTGATTTTTTATGGGTCGAAAAGTATCGACCAAAGACAATTGAAGAATGTATTCTACCCACGAATACTAAGAAAACATTTTCAAGTTTCTTAGAGAAAGGTCAAGTTCCAAATTTACTTCTTGCAGGCCCTGCTGGTTGTGGTAAAACAACAGTTGCAAAGGCATTGTGTCATGAACTTGGTGCTGACTTCTATGTAATTAACGGATCTGATGAAGGTAGATTTCTAGACACAGTTAGAAATCAGGCAAAGAACTTTGCATCAACTGTATCTTTAATGGGTGGTGCAAAACATAAAGTCATCATCATTGATGAGGCAGATAATACAACTCATGATGTTCAACTTCTACTTCGTGCAAACATTGAAGAGTTCTATGGTAATTGTAGATTTATATTTACTTGCAACTATAAGAACAAGATAATCGAACCACTACATTCTAGATGTGCGGTTGTAGATTTTTCTATCAAAGGCAAAGAGAAACAGGAGATTGCAGTTAATTTCTTTAAGAGATTAAACTTTATTCTTGATCAAGAAAGAGTTGAGTATGATAAGAAAGTTATAGTAGAACTTATTAATAAACATTTTCCTGATTGGAGAAGAGTTCTTAATGAATGTCAAAGATACTCCGCCAGTGGTAAGATAGATACTGGCATATTGGCAACATTTTCGGATGTGTCAATCAATGATCTCACTAAAAATTTAAAGGAAAAAAACTTTCCCGAAGTTCGTAAATGGTGTGTAGATAATTTAGACAATGACCCTGCTATACTTCTACGTCGTATATACGACTCTCTATATGGTTCTCTCAAGAATGCCAGTATCCCTGCTGCAGTTCTTATCATTGCTCGATATCAATATCAGATCGCCTTTGTTGCAGATCAAGAGATTAATCTCCTTGCTGCACTCACGGAAATAATGTTGGAGTGTGAATTCAAATGAAAGAAGATATTTTACCTATCCTTATGAAATACTTTAAGGTGTATAGAGGTAAAGAACAAAACAGTAAAAACATTTTTCTATGTTGTGATGAGTTATTAGAGGTTCTTAAAAAATGAAGGAAACTAAATGGACTGCACATATAATGTTAAATTCAAACAGATTAACAAGAGTTGAATTCTTTTCACCATCCAATTTAAGAGAAGATGCAGAATCTACTGTCAAAGCATTATATGGTGTAACTGATGTTCGTCAGTTAAGGAGGTTATGGTCATGAATTGTTGGCACTGTGACACTGAACTCATCTGGGGAGGAGATCATGATCTTGACGATTTTGAAGATTCGGAGTATGATATAGTTACAAACCTATCATGTCCCAAATGCGAATCTTACGTTGAGGTTTATCATAGGATTAAAAACAAATTATGATTTTTTTAGCATGTCCGCCAGTTTATACTTTGCCTGGCACTTGGAGTGATCCAGAAAAAATTGCAAAGTGCAATGATACACTCATACCACATTTTACATTCAACCCTGATTATACCTTTGGTATATCAATTGCAGTGATTACTATTCTGTTAGCCTTATATGGCGTATATAGAGGTTTCTTTGCAAACAAAGGATTAGCTGATCCTTGGGATGATCATGATGACTAAGAAAAAGGACAAAATGGGAATAAGAACACAAATTAAAGAAAACGCTTACTATTATTTTTGGGGTGCATTAACTGTTATAGTTGTGTCAGGTCAAATATATATCGGTAACAGTTATCGTCAATTATCACATGACTTGCGAGATCTGACTGAAGTGATTACAATCAAGATAGAACTTGATGAACTCAGAGAGTCACAACCTCGTGGATTTGTTTATTAAATTATGATTATTAGTGAGTCTGATGCTGCATATGCAGCAGACAAGTTCATCGATTACTTCTCTAACATGGGTCGAATCGATGAATATCTTCGTAATGTGAAAATAGAAAGAATGTCAAAGATGCCTTCATATCTGCCAGGCTGTGGGCCTGAGGATGATATGTTTGATTCATTTGACATGCATCCAAATGATATGAACTTTAAAGTTTATACTGCTGGAAAAGAAGATAGTTTTACAAATGAATACTTTAATGAAAGGTTGCAGATAACAACCTCTCATGCGATTGAGGATTCAATTCCTGGCAAGTCTCTTAAGTGGATTGTCATGGAAACAAATACAAATAAGATAGTTGGATTTATTAGATTTGGATCTCCAACTATTAATTGCAAACCTCGTAATGATTGGTTAGGAAGACCACCTGAGTTAAGACGATTTAATCGTCATGCAATCATGGGGTTTATCATTGTGCCAACTCAACCTTTTGGGTTTAATTATCTTGGTGGCAAATTACTTGCACTCCTTTCTTGCTCCCATGAAGCCAGAGAACAGTTAAATAGTAAGTACAATTCAGACATTTGTTTATTTGAAACTACATCTTTGTACGGAACATCTAAATCATCCTCTCAATATGATGGACTCAAACCATATATGAGATACAAAGGTTTGACTCAAAGTGATTTTACTCCGTTACTACATGACAATATATTCAAAGACTTAAATAAATGGTTTATCGAAAGGAACAACAACAAACTCTTGATCAAGGAGAACGCATCCAGTCGCAAGTTAAAAACACAGCAAAAGATGATATCAATCATCAAGAAAAACTTGTCTTCTCAAAAGGCTGTGGAATTCCAAACTGCGATTGTAAATGCAAAAAATCTGACTGAAAAGAAAAGAGTCTATTTCAGTGATTATGGTTTTGCTAACTCAAGAGAAGTTATTCGTGGAGATGCTGATGTTCTTGAAAAGAATCCTATCAACTTTGATAAATTCTATCAAGATAACCTGATCAAGTGGTGGAAGAATAAAGCTTCCAAACGATATGATAATCTTAAATCAAATAACAATCTTAGAACAGAGTTAGAAGTCTGGTCTAAGAATCATGACATAGACATAATAAGATGATCCGAACAATTATCCGAAACATTCCAGTCACTGATATTGGAAGAGACTTCACAACAGAAGAAAAAATCAGAGCAATGACCTATACAAAGTCAGAGGTTGATGGTTTGATTGCTGCAGCTGTGCAAGATGCAATTGCTGAGGCAAGGAAGATTGATGAAGCATCAATGGCAAAACATAATCGTGATGCTACTGTTCTGAGTATGATTCTTGGATTTACTGCACTCGCTTTGTTTGTAGATGGATTGTTGAGATTACTAGGCGTCATTCCACCATTCATGGACATTGATATAGATGTCTTAGATAAAATTGTAGATAGAGTTGAGACTGATGTTATAGATAGAATACGACAAGTACCTATACAAAAATTATTTCATCGATGAATGATACTCTAATTTTTATCTATCTTGTATTTTTTGTAGCACTATTTGCTGCTACCTTTGCATTTATGTTTAAGGTAATGACAAGTACATTGTCTGAGATGGATAAAAAACCTGTTAAATCATATGGTGATGCGATGAAACCGTATAAGATACCAGCACCACATCCAGAGATGGAAGGTGTAAAGACAGGAGATGAGTTATTAATATTCACACCAGAAGAATATTACGAAGATGATGATGAAGACGATGATGACGGAATTATTATCCGAAAATAAATTATGACAGAAAAACTTTATGATGATTCAAATTGGAGAGAGGATGCAAAACTCCATACACATAATGCTCATGAATTAGAACTTCTAGAAAATGGGCCAAAGAGTTTATCTCAATCATGGCATCTCCAAGCACTCTATAGTGATTGGAAAAAAAGAAAAGGTTATAACAAACTAGACCCAAAAGAAAATAAGGGTCAAATGCAATCTTCTCTAAAAGAATTTTTTCAAACAACAGACCAACGTGATCAAGGTATTTAATTATGAATGAAGAACCGACAGACTTATACGAAGATATGAGAACCCTCAACAGCCTCTATGAGGAACTGTGTTGGGATCATACAGAAATCTTGGAGTTTACTCCAGACTTTAAAAATGATCAAATTATTATTAAACGTAAAACTACATTATGAACAAATTTTCACCTTCACATTATCAAAGAGGTAAGATTCAAGTCTGGGATTTTATTGCAGATCAAGAACTTGACTTCTTTACTGGTAACGTAATTAAATATGTTTGTCGTGCTGGACATAAAGATCAAGAGGGAGAACTAGACGACCTTAAAAAAGCAAAGGTCTATATTGATAAAAAAATTGCCTTATATAATGACAGAACTTAAAGATTGGTTGAACTCAATTAATACCAATAAAAATAATTTGATAGATGAAGATCCAGATGTTGAGAAAAGTTATCCTTCTTACATTGTTAATCGATGTCTATCTGGACAAATAGATTCTGTGATGTTTGCAAACGAAATGAACATGAGACCTAACTTATCAAAGAAGTTACAATATGATTTTTTTCTAAATAGTCTCAGGAAAAGGAAGAGATACTCTCCTTGGATTCGTAAAGAACAACTTGAAAACCTTGATATTGTTAAACGTTACTATGGTTATAGTAGTGAAAAGGCAAAACAGGTTTTAAACATTTTGACTAGAGAACAACTCTCGTTTATTCGAGATCGACTTGAGACTGGAGGAAAAAAATGAACTCAATTGTTGAGCCTGAAATTAAATGGTCGCCAGACCAGATGATTGAAATTACATTAAATGAACCAGATGATTTTCTAAAAGTTAGAGAAACATTAACTCGTATTGGTGTCGCTTCAAGGAAAGAGAAAAAACTATATCAGTCTTGTCACATTCTTCATAAACAAGGCAGATACTACATCGTTCATTTCAAAGAATTATTTGCATTGGATGGTAAGAGAGCTAATATTACAGTCAATGACGTACAAAGAAGAAACAGAATTATCCAATTGCTTTTAGATTGGGGATTAATTAGTGTTGTATCTTCTGAAAATGTAACTGACATTGCTCCATTAAATCAGATTAAAGTTATATCTTATAAAGAAAAGGGTGACTGGAATCTAGAAACCAAGTATAATATTGGTAAAAGAAAAAAACCAGAGGAGGAGTAATGCCTGAAGAAGATCTACTTAGAGAAGTTGTAGGAGACTACAAAAATGAAAAGAATTCAAAGAAAGATTTGAATGAAGAAACTGATGAAAAGGAATTATTGAATGACTGAGACTTTACATAGAACTACATTATTACACCTTCTTAAAGAAAACGCATACAAAAAAGGACAATTTACTTTATCATCTGGTAAAGAGTCTGAACATTACATTAACTGCAAACCTGTCACTTTATCATGTGAGGGTAATGCTCTTCTATCACATCTAATGATTAAACATGTTGAGGATAAATCAGTTGCAGTCGGTGGTCTTACATTAGGTGCAGATCCATTAGTATGTGGTGTTGCACAGAAGGCATACTATTCTGGAAAACATATTGATGCTTTGATTGTGAGGAGAAATCCAAAGGAACATGGCACAAAAGAAGTCATAGAAGGACATAAACCACCTAAAGGATCTCTTGTTACAGTCTTAGAGGATGTAACAACCACTGGCAGTAGTGCAATTAAAGCAGTCAATTGTTTGCGTGATGCTGGTTATATTGTAAATCGTGTTGTTGCTATTGTGGATCGTCAGGAAGATCATAAGGTATGGGAAAATAATAATATTGAATTTATATCTTTGTTTAAATTAGATGATATTATTAATTCTTAATGAAGAATTACAACTGTTTAAAAAAAATGTTTAAATAGTTATGTGTTCATATGAGGATAAAACATGCACAATCTCATTTCATCTAATAACCTCAGATCATGGTTACATACCGAAGCGAACGAGCTATCTACTATAGACCCAATAGAGGATTATTACGAATGTGTATCAGAGTGTGACATGAATGATAAAGCCTGTATAACGCATTGCAGAGTCCTACTAGAGTAGGAGGAAAACCGAAATATAGTTAGGGGGTTCAACACCCCCTATTTTTATGCCTGCTGTTATAATTAGTAGTGTCGCCTTCGGGGACAAATTTACACTCGCTTACTTAAGGAGAACTATGAACTTGCAAAGGTATCGTGCTGCCGATCTTGGAGATTTAATGGATCGCATCACAAAAAACAGTATCGGTATGGATACTTATTTCGATAAGTTTTTTACTGAGACCATAACAAACTATCCACCCTACAATCTCATACAAGTTAATAATACTGAATCTCGATTAGAGATTGCACTTGCTGGATTTAAAAAGGATGAAGTTAAGGTTTATACCGAATACGGAAAACTATTTGTTGAAGGGAAGAAAAAAGATAAGGAAACAGATTCTGAATACTATCATCAAGGATTAGCTCAGAGGTCTTTCAATAGGGCATGGACACTCGCAGATGATTATGAAGTTAGGGATGTATCATTGGAAGATGGCCTTCTTACTGTTAAGTTAGGTAAAGTTGTTCCAGAACATCACACACGAAAGGATTATCTATAAAACCTAAATATTTTTTCAAGAGGATCTTGACGATCCTCTTTTTTATTGTTATAATATAGTATCAAAACTAAGTTAAATGTCAGTCAAACTAGTAATGTTAAAGTCAGGTGAGGATATCATTGCTGACGTAGAAGATATCAAATCTGGTACAGAGGTAATAGGATATTATTTTGATAATCCTTTGATCGTCAAACTTTTTGAATCAGAGGAGCCAAAGGTTCTTAACGAAGAAGGTTCCAATAAAGAATATTCATCATCAGTTGGTGTTACATTCTTTCCTTGGATACCTCTTTCATCACAAACTAAAGTGCCCTGTTCAGCAGATTGGGTAGTTACTATTGTTGAACCAGTAGAAAAATTAAAAACACAGTATCAGGAGAAATTAAATGTCAGAAGAAAAGATAGTGAAAATCCTGTTGTTATCAACGGATGAACTTATAATATCTGAAATCGTAGAGGTTAATGCTGAGATTGGAGATCCTAATTGTAAATTAACAAATCCTTACAAAATTGAAGATGTTGATTTACAACCGTGGATGGATGAATATACTGAACAAAAGGAGATGATGATTAATTCTGATAAGATTATCACCATCGTAACTCCTAATAAAAAATACTTGAACATGTATCTAAACGTGACTTCGTGAAATTCTACACAAACATACAACTTATAGGGAATCAATTTTTGATTCGTGGTTATGAAAATGGCAAACACATTACACATAGGGAGGAGTGGAAGCCGACTTTATTTGTTCCGTCAAAAAGAAAAACAAAATATAAAACTCTAGAAGGCGATTCTGTTGAACCTATTAGGCCTGGATTTGTGAGAGATTGTCGTGAGTTCTATAAGAAGTATGATGAAGTTGAAAACTTTAAGATCTATGGTAATGACCGATATGTTTATCAATATATTTCAGAGAAGTATCCAGAGGATCACATCAAGTTTGATATCAAAAAGATTAAACTTGTAACGATTGATATTGAGGTTGCTGCAGAGAACGGTTTCCCTGATGTAGAAAACGTTGCAGAGGAATTACTTTTAATAAGTCTTCAAGATTATGCCACAAAGAAAGTTATTACTTTTGGATCTAGACCATTTGTAAATAGAGATCCAAATGTAACTTATGTTTTATGTAATGATGAAGTTCATCTTCTATCTTCATTCATAGCATACTGGAGAAAGAATCTTCCAGAAGTAATCACTGGTTGGAACTCTCAGATGTATGACATACCATATCTTGCTGGTCGAATCAATCGTGTTATGGGTGAAAAGTATATGAAGGATCTATCACCTTGGGGTTTAGTATCTCAGGGTGAAGTTCATATTATGGGACGTAGACAAATTACTTATGATATTGGTGGTGTAACTCAACTTGATTATCTAGATCTATATAAAAGATTCACATACACAAATCAAGAGTCTTATCGATTGGATTATATTGCCAACTATGAGTTGGGTGAAAAGAAATTGGATCACAATGAGTACGATACTTTTCGTGATTTCTATACAAAAGATTGGGATAAGTTTGTCCGATATAATATCAAAGACGTTCAACTTGTTGATCGTATGGAAGACAAGTTAAAACTAATTGAACTTGCAATTACAATGGCGTTTGATGCCAAAGTAAATTTTATTGACATTCATTATCAAGTAAGAATGTGGGACACTATAATTTACAATTATCTTAAGAAACAAAATATAGTTATCCCGCCAAAGAAGAAGACATCAAAATCAGAAAAGTATGCAGGAGCTTATGTCAAGGAACCGAAGCCAGGAAAGTATGATTGGGTGGTTAATTTTGACCTTAACAGTCTGTATCCTCATCTCATTATGCAATATAATATCTCCCCAGAGACCCTCAAAGATGACAAACACCCAACAGCAACAGTTGATCGAATACTTCAAGAAGAGATAGATTTTCAACTTTATAAGGATAGTGCTGTATGTGCGAATGGTGCGATGTTCCGCACAGATATTCGTGGGTTCTTACCTGAGTTGATGGAAAAGATTTACACAGAGAGAACCATCTATAAAAAGAAGATGCTTGCTGCGAAACAGAAGTATGAAGATACTAAAGATCCAAAACTTGTAAAAGATATTGCAACCTTTAATAATATTCAGATGGCTCGTAAGATTCAACTGAACTCTGCTTATGGTGCGATTGGAAATGAATACTTTCGTTACTACAAACTTGAAAATGCAGAAGCGATCACTCTATCTGGACAAGTTTCAATTCGTTGGATTGAAGATAGATTGAACAACTATCTAAACAAACTACTTAAGACTGATGATGACTACGTTATTGCTGTGGATACTGATTCCGTTTATCTTAATATGGGCCCTCTAGTAGAAACCATTTATAAAGATAAAGAAAAGAATAATGAAGATATTATTGCATTCCTTGATAAAGTGTGTCAAACTAAACTTGAACCTTACATAGATGGTTCTTATCAAAAACTGGCCTCGTATGTAAATGCATACGAACAAAAGATGATCATGAAACGTGA